TAAGAGAAGGCATTGCGTCCCCGCCACCACGACTGGTACTCTTACCAGACATATCCTTACCACCTTCTAATTTAGGCATAGGATCTTGCTTGCCTTCACCCGAGTTAACTGCAGTCTTAGACTTCTTAACAGCGGCGGCAGCTTTAGCGCCAGAGTTTTCAAACTTGCCTGTGTGACCTTCGGAAGAACCGGCAGCCATTGGTTCTACGTTAGCAACTGCAACTTCAGAACCTGATGCACTAGGAAGATTTGTACCTTCTGCTGGAGCTGCTCCAGCATTTACAGCATTCTTCATTTCTGTAACGGTATCAGCATCAAAATTCTCTGATGCAAAATCCTCAAATTTCTCGTTTAACGAATTAGCCATTTAAAATAACCCCGTATGGATACTTTTGATTTTCTATTACTTATTTATTAAAATTACAAGTTAGAAAGCAGTCTCTCAAACCCTTCGAGGATTTTACCCTCAAGTTGATTGCGAGATACACTGTCTAACTCTTCCTTAACTCTTTGGAGATCTGCTTCTTTAAATGCTCCGTTATTCCAAACCCACTCTTTTCCTTCCATAATTCCATCAACAAAAGCGTCGGGAGCAGAAGGATCTGCTACGATATCAGCAGCAGTAGTGAGCATGAAATCATCACGGACATAGTTAGAACCACCTTTAGATTCTAAACTACCTACACCTCTAGAAGAAACTCCGAGTTGTACACCTTCACGAAGAAGGTTTTTTGCGATCTGACCCATAGGGGTTTCAAGCAGTTTCGCCTTACCAATATAGTTTGAACCATCTTGGTAAAGTTCCACAATCTTATGTGAAACACGATCAAGGTTGATGGTAGGACCATCAGGGTGACCTAGTTCACCGAGAGCACGAGACTTCTGTACAAAATTTTCATTGTAATTAGTCACTTCGCGCTGAAGAACAGGCATGGGATATACACGACCATTGCGATTTTTTAGATCACCCTGGAGAAATACTCCCTGAATGTATGTATACTCTTTTCCATCTTTCTCTTCAGTGAGGAGTTCAATATCCTCAATGTGCTCTACGATAAGTTTCATGGTTCTTCTGTGGGTTCGGGTTCTGTGGTAGGTTCTTCAGCAGATGCTTCTACTTCAGGAACTTCAGACTCAACTTCAGGTTCTTCTTCAGTTGGGTTCATCAATTGAGTGGAATACTCTTTTTTGTAAGTATCCAATGCTTCAGATGCCTTGGCATAAAGCAAATCAATCACTTCATCAGATGCCACGGAGTTTTCTCCGTTGACAATTTGGTTAATCAATTCTTTAGTTACACTCATAATAGTAAATTAAATTATAATATTATTTAGTTTTCAACTTCTTTAGAAGTTTGTGCCTTCATAGGAGGCTTTGATGATGTATCAACAGGTCCACCTGCAGGCGGCACTGGAGCATTAGGATCTTCCACTGGCATGACTGGAGTGTCCATCAGTTCACCTGATTTTTTCTCGATGTCAATTTGGATCTTAATCTCTTCCATTTCAGCTTCCGTTTGCTGTAGGATCTGACGTTTGATATGATCGTTGGAATAATATACTCCAAGGAAAGGTTGCATTCTTTCTACGAGATTTAACCTCTCACCAATCATTTCAATTTCTTTTAGTTCAGTGAAATGGTTATCGAACAGGAAGTCATATTGAATATGCTGTTCCATCATTTCCCAATCATCTGTGGTGATAACACCTTTCAGAATGAGTTGGGTCTTCAACATATCATTGAAGAGATGTGCAAATTCTTTACGCAACCTTCCAACAAATTTTACGAACTTAAGTTCATCGCGCAAGATCTCATTTGATCTACCGAGACTAAATCCCTTTTCCTCGCCCACGCGAGATGGTGGGAGGTTAAGCGATTTGTAGAGTTTCTTCAGGAAGTATTCAACGTCCTTAAGTTCTCCAAGGTTCTGAGCACCAGGAAGTGTAGTGATTTCTGTTCCCCTACCACCTTCACGGCGAGGCAACCAGAAATCTTCCAGCATACTCATGAACTTTTTATCGTCACGAATTTCACCAGTGTTAGCGTCATACACTAACTTGTTTCTGTAGCGAGACATAACCTCTCTGAGGTATTGCTCTGCCTTAACTTTGGGAAGATTGCCAACATCAATGTAAAAAATTCTACGCTCAGGAGCGCGAGACATTCTATAGATAACCAGAGAATCTTCAATCATTCTCAGTTGGTTAACTGCCTTCAATGCCTTATGAAGATAAGACAATGGAAGGTTATTATTCATGTCAAGCAAACCTGATGACACAAATGTGATTGCATCAGGAGCAATTTTTACTCCCAACTGATCGTTGCCTGCAATTGAAATAGTTGCTTTACTATTGAATACACCCTTAGGGTTATACAAATAATACTCAGTAATATTTCCATAATCAACTTTACCATTGCTATCTGTAGCAGGAGTAGCTGATTTTTTAACCTCACGCATTTTCTTGATCTTTAACGGATCAATGTAGCGGAGTTCTTTGATCCCCTCAGTGGGTTTGTTTATATCAATTACCTTATGATAATACAGTCTGCCATCAATGTACCAACGCCTGAAAATGTGGTAACATTTTTTGTCAAACTTAATTAGTCTTTTAAGTTCTTTAAATTCTTCTCGAATTCTCTTCTTGATTGTCTCGCTTACTTCAAGATTAGAGAGTTCAATTTCTACTGGTGAATCATCACCATCTGCAACGATTGCTTCGTTGACTACTTCATCAATCGCAGAATCTACTTCTGGATGTAATGATACCTCACGATATTTTCTGATCTGCTCAAATTCATTTTTTGAGATACCTTCAATATCGACATATTGACCGTAATAACCTCCAGCAGAGATTGTTACGGTCCCATCATCGTTATTGGGAGCAACAGGAGATACTAACCCCTGCTGCTTTTTTTTCTTTTGATTATCTTTGTCTAAAGAAAATCCGAATAACTCCGCCATTGTATAAATGAAACTACGTTTTACTGTAGTTATTTATCACGCAATTGAACTTGCCCCTACGTCATCAGTTTCCCACCAGTCATACTGGAATTCAACAGTATACTCAGCAACAGTGTTATTGTTGTCATATGACAAGTCAATCTGAGCAATATTGCTTGGGAAAGCGTTGTTGAATTTGTATGATCTTACGATGTTATGAGGATCGGAAGGATCATCTCCAGAAGCAGTTCCTCTACCAAGTTGATCAACTTGTAAAGTAGAAGCAAAGCCTGAAGTATATCCAGCGCCGTCGTCATGCTTATTCAGACGATCCATCCACTTCTCAAAGTATCCTCTGAGTGCCATGTCTTCATCAGCCATTACGGTAACAGTCCATGATTCAAACGTTCTGTCTCCAGGAAGTTTGATAACTCTACCTCTGAAAGGAACTTCTACAGTTCCAACACTGCTAGCAGGGATACCAGCAGAACGACATAGGAATGAAAATTTGCCATCACCGGCTTTTACATCCTCGGCACCATCAATAGAATTGATGTTTGCCTCAAGATCTACTACGCTTACACGGAATAGATTAGGACGAAGACCGTAACCAATTTTTCCTTTAAATGCGGTTAAGTTTGCCATTGTTTGATTATCTCCTTATTTGTATTTATTGTTAATCAAACTCTACCAACTACTTCGTCAAAACTAACACCAGTGCGGGTGGCAACGAATGTAAGAGTGATGAAGTTAATTGATCTAGAAGGCTTGATATAAATGTCGGCAACAAATTCATTTCTGTCGATAACATCGGCAGTGTTGTTTGATTCATCAGCAACTACGAGGAAATCAGTCATGCCTCTTCTTGCCTGAATGTCACGCATGTAGTTGTTTACCTGCGTAGCAAAGTTATTACGAGTAGTTGTATCATTCAACTCAAAGAGTACACTCTTAGAGAAGTCTTTGATTGTTCTCTCAAGAATGAGGAACAGACGGCGAACGTTGATACGATCGAATGCGGAAGGACTGCGAAGAGCAGTTTTGTCTCCGAAAAGAACAATACCTTGACCAGGGAAAGAAACGATAGGATTGACACGCTTTCCGTAGAGTTCATCTCTCTGTGCTTGATTAGGATTGAAAGCAATCTTAATCGCATTTCTCAAGTTACCTCTGTTGAAACCAGCAGGTGAGAACCATGCTTCAGCAGTGTCGGCAGCATTTACACAAAGACCAGCAACATCAGCATCACATGGGATCCAACGATATGAATCATTAAATCTATCGTAGATGTACTTATAGTTGTTAGAGAAAACAGCATATGAAGAACTATCGCTGATTGCCTCAAAGAATTCTACAACGTTTTCTGTTTGAGCAGCAGCAGTAGAAGCACCAGATCCAAGAACATCAGATTTTTGTGGTGAGACAAGAGTAATACAATCTTTTCTGGTATTAGACAGATTGATTAATGTATTTGCTTTAGCAAGACTTGAAGGACCAGTGAGGATATAATCAATCAGCATAGTCTCAGTGTCAGAGAAGACATCAAGATATGTTTGAGTTTCGTTTCCTACATTGTAATTCTGATAGTCAGTACCACCACCTAATGAGTAAGACTTAGGTCCATAGAGTTTGAAGATGCTTGCTGCTGTAGCAGAATCGGAGATATCTACACCAGAAGCAGGTGTGTATGCTGCAGTATCTTCGTAAGCAGTTACATAGACATACTTTGAACGACCTTTGATAACATTCTTAAAGAAGTTACCTTCTCCTTCAGTAGTCTTAGCACCAGGTGCTTTTGATACGAAAAGAATTTTTTCAAGGATTGTATTTGCTGTTCCGGTAACACCACCAGTTTCATCGATGACTGCGAAATGAATTTCATCATTAGCACCACTTCTATCAGCAGCGTAAGGTGAAGTACCAGGGCGAGGTGCGATTGCACTCCACTTAATTAATCCAGCGACAGCATACTGCTCGTCATACCAGCTAGTAACCGCATCAACGTTTTGTGTGCTTACTGTTCCGTCCTTAACGAACTTATCAGAACCAGCGTCAAGAACAACAGCAACTTTTGTTGTATCACTAGTGTTATCTTCGTAAACAAGACCAGTAGCATTTCCGTCAGTAATAACGTCTCCTTGTGAGAATGCAACACCAGTAGCAAGTGTCAGAATTTGATCTGCACCAGCATCGATTGATACAACCTGAAGTGCATTACCCCACGTTCCGGGAGTTTTGGAAGCAAATTCATAGGCTTGTGAACTGCCTTCAAAGTTAGCTTCGTAATCAGCTAAGTTATTAATTGTTACTGATGCAGCGTCTGTTGCATTAGCGTTAGTTAAGTATCCAGCGGAAGAACTGGAAATTCTTGCTACCTGAAGATTGCCACCGTAGTTAAGAAACTCGGAAGCAGTGAACCAAAATTCGTAGTTGTCTCCGGTTGGTGTGCCGAAAGTTGCAACGAGTTCTTTCTCGTTTGTGATTAATTTTGCAACGCCTACTTCGCCTTTCGTGAAAGGACCAGCAATAGCGCCGACATTGGTAGATGTTTCTTGGAGACGTGAGTTAGTAAAATCGCGCTCCTGAACAATAATACCTGGCGATGATTGAGATGCCATCTTTTACCTCTAAAGTTCAGATTTTATTCTGTGATTATTTATGAAATCCTATGTTTCAACTGGGGAAACAATGCATGAACTACCAGTCGGGATAACCTATTTCGGTAAAACGATCTTTCTTTTTTCTAGTCTCCATAACTCTTTTAACGGTACAGTCTTTACATTCATAAGAGTATGCTGATAATGTTGATCTTCCTTTCCTAGTTCTATAAAAATCTGTGAGTAAATCTTTTACCTCACCACAAGATCTACATTTCCTTTCTTTCCATAAAAGATGTTCTAATTCAAACTCTTCTTCAAAATCCATTATTCCAAACGTTCAAATTCAAATAATCCGTTTCCAGGTTCTGTTCCCCAAACAAAATCTCCGGTATCTACATTATATCCAGTATCCAAAGAACGATATAAAGATCCATTAAATTGAATAAAAGATTCAACTCTTGCATTGTTTATAATACATTCACCTTTGACTGAACCTGTCCACCAATTACCATCATATTTCCATTCTAAAATACAACTAGGATTTCCAGTTTCTTGATTGATGGGGTGAGTAATTACAGTAGTATCATTAGTATATTCATATGTAATATGATAATGACGATATGGATCATCTTCAGTCTTATAATTATACCATTGCTTTAATTCTAATAAATTATTTTCCAATCTAGAATATAAAATATTAATTTGTGGCCATCTACTAGGTTCTGAGAATGCTTGCATTTTGTTGAGGTAACGTCCTACAATCATCTCATCAAAAGAACAGTTCATTAGTTATACGAACCCATGTAAGTAAACTCTGATGATACATCACCATACTCATCCAAGAACCAACGATCACCATCCTTATCTACAAAACTTTCTTGATCTTCTAGACCATCAGAAATAAATCCAAAGGGTGACATATCCTGTTCGATTTGATTTTTCTGCTCGTCATAAATTCTTTGGCGAACATCATTGTCCGTCATCTCTTTAAAGTAATCTTGTACTGCTAACCAACAGAAGATAACGAGACACATCGCAAGGTCATCATGACATCCTTCTTCTGCTTCAAACGACTGACTTTTTTGAATGAATGTAGTCAGCTCACTGATAGTATCGTAATCTGGGATTACAAGTTTATCATCTTCAATAAAAGTTTTTAAGTTCAGACATCCAACCTTCTTCACGGTCTTAGACATCTTGACGCCGAGTTGTGTTTTCTTTCCAGAAAATCCTGTGCCTACAATTTGTCCTGCTCGCCCTCTCATGGCACACATTAAAATATTGTCATACTCCAAATCAAAATGCATCATAGATGCTATCTGATCTCCAATATCATTTACTTCCGTTAAAACATATGCCCTATTATATCCCTTTGCCATATCAGTGATAATGGTTGGGAACATCATAGGTTTGATTTCGTTATTCTTATAACGTGCTACCAACCTGTAAGGGAACTTTGTAATGTCAAAAACCAAAAATGCGCTATAATCACTGCCCACACCACGGGCAACGTCAACAGTAATAATATAATCGTGTTCTTTTTTCGGGTTCTCATAAACTACTAATCCTTTTCCGTTATCGGCAATAGGATCATCATACACCATTGTTCGCAATTTGCTTGCAGCAATTAACGTATCTACAGATCCAAGAAACTCACACTCAAATTCTTGAGTGAACTGGCGTTGAGATGTATTAGCAATCGTCTGCTCTTTCCAGTTAGCATCTCTGCCAGGAACTTGACTCCAGTGTACTTCTGTAGTGATATATTGGTTCTTACCTCTCTCAGCGTCATGCCAGAGCTTGTAGAACATGTTCATCCCGTTGGGGGTAGAGATGATAATAACCTTAGTGGACTTACCTGAGGAGATCGTAGGGTATACTGAGGAGAAAAATTGCTCGGCAATGTGAGTTGGAACGAACGCAAATTCGTCCAGGAAGATGATGTTGAATGACATACCTCGGACAGCAGAACTAGAAGTAGATGCCGCCATAATCTTAGAACCATTCTCAAGTTCTAGAGATCCTTTATTCCACGACACAATACCTTGCTGCATCCACTTAGGAAGGTTCTCATAAGCAAGTTGTAACCTACCGAGAAGTTCTCTGGATGTGCTTAGTTTGTTTGCTAGGATACCGATGTTGACATTATCATTAAAGATACAATAATGCAGCAGGTAAGAAACCACAGTGGTACTCTTACCAGTCTGACGTGGTAGTTTAGCAATGTTAAAACGATTACTATGGAACCTTTCAATCATCTCTTCTTGAAAGTCCCACATCTTAAATGGCACTAGACCCTCATCCAGTGACACAATCTTGATATAATTTTTAGTAAAGTAGACGGGATCGTCAGCACATTTCAACCACTCCTGAACCTGTTTGGGAGTGAAACTCATTTCCACGTTCGCCGCTTTTAGATTTGGCGAACCTTTATAAACTTTATCAGCCATTTATCAACAGTTCCAAGCTCTCAGTGATTTGTTGATCCTGCTATCAGGATCTCTAGAAGTTTTCTTAGAAGTTAACTTCTTCTTCATACCTTTCATTCTAGCGCAGAAGGATGCCCTCCTGGGATTTCCAACCTTTTTGCTTGGTGCTTTAAGGTCAGATCCTGGATTTTCCTTTTCATAAGATCTGCGTCCTTTTGCGTTAAGTCCTCCAGACTTACTTTTTCCTGACTTTTTTGTCCAGGCTGCTCCTTCTTGGGTGAGTTCAAATTCTTCTTTAGCAGTCCTCTCTGACTTCTTAAAAGCATCCTTGTCTGGATAGTCGGAGGATCCAGGTTTAGCAGGTGCTTCTCCACGCTTTTTTTTAGCATGGATGTTAGCATAAAGTCCACGTTTCGCTTCACTTAATTCTCTAAATTCTTGAAATGACTTCATGCCAGCAGGGAGGGTTTACTAGTTTATTTATGGTTATCTT